TTATATAACAGGGGATATTTGTCGCCATGTTCTGCTGCCAGTAGCCCCTTCACACATAAGCATGATCGAACTTCCAGCAGGCACTGGTAGGCTGGATGCTGTTAACCTCAGATTGCCGCCTGTAGCTAATGTTATCGCAGCATTAGTAGTTAACGTCACTCTATGTCCGTGATATGTGTCAGTAATAGTAGTTATTGTTGCAGTTCCGGTAATAAAAAATGCTTCTTGGCTGGGACTGAGTGTTATTGTTGCAGCAGAAGCTACGCCAAATCGTGGATTTGATTCTAAGATATTAACAGTTGTTGATGAAAACACGTTTTTCCCTATGACGTGTAAACTGCCATTAGCTTGTATTCCGTTCAATACACCGTGGATTGTGCAGTCATCAATAACTACTTGCCCAGCCGTTGCTGTAACACGAACGCCATTGACTGCGATCGGAGCACCGCGACCCGTGATATTAGCTGACACCACGGAGCCACTACCGACTACAAATGCTATGCCATTAACGATGCAATCACGCGCACCGAAGTTAACAAGATTAACCTTGTCGCTATTACTTGCAAGAGTAACATAGCAACCGTGCTCAAAATGAACCGCATGGTTCGCATCTAATAAGATATCCGTACAGTTTAAGAACTGATATCCAGCAGTCCCTAAAACGTATGGGGCAGCAACTTGGGCTAGTCCTTCCACGCTATTACCCACTAATACAGCCGTTCCAACTGACTCCAAGTAGATACCGACCATATTACCATAACTAAAGCAATTTGATATTTTAGGCCAAGAGCTATTAATGACACTAAAAGCTGCACCAGCACGATAAGCTTGATGTGTACTATCAAATGTTAATACTGGATTTGGCGAATTAACCACGCCAAAGGGCCAGCTGTGACAGTTATTAATACGTGAAATGTCAAAGCTGTTGCGAATATCAATACCCGCGATAGCATCAAATTTGACATTATTAATTGTATGTCTACCCACTCCGAAGCTATATAGAATTTTAGCGAAACCTACAATCAACATGTTATCGACTGTAATATCATCACCAATAACAGTAATGGCAGTACCTGCAAAATCTGCGGCATTAGGTTCAGGCCCGACCATGGTAGAGCGATGTATTATTAGATTCTGTAATATACTCCCACCTCCCATTCTGATGGTAGCCGAAGGGGAGAGCTTAATTCTACTTCCGCTATAAATGAAGTCACTCACTACTGGGGTTACTACTGGAGGAGCTCCGTTAATCTGACCGACCATCCCAACACCGGGCGGGATTGTTACATCACCAGTGATTAGTAACGCCGAATTACTAGGGATAAGAAGATTGCCGCCTTTAGTGAGGGGGGTTCTAGCTGCTAAGGAATTGAGAGCTGCCTGTAAACCCGCCGTGTCATCTGTAACTCCATCACCAACACAGAAATCTAATACGCTAATAACTTCTTGGTTCTTGTTATGCTGAGTCCTGCCGATAGCTCCAGTGAAAGGCTGTTTAACGCCGACAAGCTCATCACCCTTCCCATCTTCATAACTACCCAACATATCTACCGTCACAGCCCCACCCTGAGAATCAAGGTATTGTCGGAACTGATCTGGGTCGTACTTCAAAACATTAGGGAAATAGAATTGCTGAACATTAAGCGCATCATACACAGCCATTGAATGACCTTGGACTGTAACGAACTTAGCAACTTGCCCGTTGTATACAGGAAATCCACCGGCATTAATCAGTATTGGCTGCGCCATTGGCACTAGACTTCCGTCCTCATTCTCCAAATAAACCTGAATCTGGTTTGATGGGATGGTGGGATCGGTGTCTATCAATCCAATGTAAATTCTACCGCCGAATACCGCGGCAAATTTGCGCGGCATGGTGAACAACTGAGATGGCATTGAGACGACAACATTAGGTATGATGTCAGGCATTTGGTTTACTCCAGGCGTGCGTAATCCCCACAGTGGTTAAACTGCGTGGCTCGGATTTCAGGTAATAAAAAACCCGCCGAAGCGGGTGTGTCTATTCGTTTATACCGCTAAGAGTTGCCACAATTCCAGCCCTTAACATTCTCTCAAATTCAGTATTTCCAACAGCTTTTTTTATTGCTTTAACGGCTACCTTATTGCTTAAAAAACGCTTTTCGGCTGCTTGTAATGCCGCTTGCGAACCGCCCTGCTTTACCGCTATTGCAGCTTGTTGTATTGCTTTTTCAATCGCAAACCTTCCGCTTCGTGACGTCGCCAGTTTTTCTATTGCCCCCTTAGCCACTGAACCAGCAATGGCACCCACTGCGCCGCCCACAAAGCCACCTCCAGTTGCACCAACAATGGCCCCTGACGTTGAGTTACCTATTGAATTAAGTACGACCTGTGCCGCTTTTGGTAGGCCACGGTCAAGTTGTTCAAGAACGTTTTTAGTTCTCCCGGTATGCTCTACAAATGCTTGTGGTGCTGATGCCGCCTTTGCTAGGTCACCATACGCTTTGGCAATTCTGGAAAGGTCAGGCGAGTATCGACCAATTGCTTTCAAGTTTTGGCCTGATAGCAGGTTGGCAATGTTCTTCATCCCTGCGGCATCTGATTTTCCACCTCTAACCCCGTGAGAAATAGCATCGTCGAGTATCGATGCTACGGCGTTTACTCTCTCGCTAGACGGCAGAGAACCAATCATCTTATGGAAGTCACCAACCCCTGCTTTGCTGGAGTTTTGAAGCGATACGCTCGCCTTCTGGATTAGTGAGTCGCTGGCTAAATCACGCCCGAATACACCCTCAGCCTCTTTCTGTGCGGTGATCCTGGCTTTTGATAGGTCATTAGCTTTAGTCCAGTCGTCAAGAAAGCCACCTTTCTGCGACATAGCTTTCATATCGTCAGTGATTGCGCTCCTTATTTGCCCGGCAACCCTTGCGGCGTTGGCTTCACCACCCCTTATTGCTTTCTGCTCAATATCAGCAAATTTACCTCTCCATGATTTCATCCCATCAAAGGTAACTCCTCGGCCTGAATCTATACCGATAAGCTTCTTCATGTCTGATGTTATATTTGCGCCGCCAGCGCGAATCTCAGATTGAATTGTTGCCCTTGCGTTCGCCATTCGTCCGAATGTATCCGGCATAGTTGAACGAACCTCATCCCAAGCGCCCCTTTCTGCGACCCGCATATCTTCAAGGTTATCTATGATGCGCCGCTTAATTGATGAGCTTTTTTCTGATGCGGTTCCAGCCTCCGCGCCGAAATCAGCCATGCTTTTATTGAAGCGGTCTTTTATCGTGTCGAAAGCTTTCTGGTGGGCAATCTGTACATCACCCGGCGTTGAGGCAAGAGAACCTTCTGCCTGGGTGATCCCTCGGCTTCCTGACCGCATGCCGGGAGTCAGGGCATTAATATCAACTCCAGTTACTTTGGCGGCATCTGCTACATCACCAGTGATATTGGATGCCTGCCGCGCTATTTCATCTCTTCCTAATTTGCTTTTGGCTAGCTGTGACACCTCTTCGCTGTTGGTTATCGGTTTTAATATTGCATCTTTAACGGTACCCGCGCCGCCGTTGATTAACTTACCAGCACTAGATAAAACACCATGTAACCCCAAGTTTAACGCTGCATTTTTAGCTGCATTCTCTGCAAAGTCACCTTTCTGGTTTGCGGTTTCTGCCAGAGAGCCAATTGCCATATTGCCAGCAACTCCAGCGCCGGGAACCAGATAACCTCCGATAGTCTCGCCTATCTGTGCATACTCATCAGTTGGCCTATCAACCGGCCTGTAAACTGGGTCGAGAACATCACCAATCCCGATCGCGCTAGCCCCTGCGTTAATCAGGTTGGCACCGCCCTGTAGGATATCGAATGGAATATTTGCAAGGCCGCGCCCAGCTTGCTCCACGTTATCCATGAATGACGGTGACTGCTGCTGTGATGATTGTTGCTGATGCTGGGCGATGTTTCTAGGATATGCAGTATAGAACGCTTGCTTTGCCTGCTCCGCTTGTTCTCCAGCTTGAGGGGCGACAACCTCGTTAAAGTATTGCTCCTGCGCGGCGGCCTGCTGATCTGGCGGTAGCTGCTGGTATTGCGGAGATGCGATTACATCTTTCCATGGTTTTGCCATTACTCACCCCATAAAGTGGAGAAGCCACCACCTTGTTGCTCAGGGGTGGGTACGGATTGAGCTTGCTGCATTGGAACGCCAAACGTTTTCTGAGCGTTAGCCAGTTTCCCGCGTAATTGGCCCTCAATTCTATCCAGAGATTTGCTGAACTCTTTTTCACTCATCTTCGGATCAAGTGCACCGACCGCATCAGTCAGCTTTTTCCCTTCAGCATCGGATAAAGCTCCCATGCCTTTCATTGACTGAACCATTGGCAAGAATGTTTGCGCTTTGAAGGTATCCAGTTTTGCCTCAAAGTTTGCGGCGTCACCGCCTGGTCGTGTTGGTAGCATTGATGACATACCAACGGCGCTTTTAAGTCCGGGAGCCTCTTTCAGCTCTTTGATGGTATCCAGTGCTGTATTAAAGGTGTCGTAGGTTTGCTGAGCGGTTTGTTGCTTAGCTAGCTTCGCATCCTCTACTTTTTGTTGATTAGCCACCTGCTGCTGTCGCAAGCCATCAAGTTTCACCTGATTAGTTTCCCGCGAAATCTGGCGATCGAGCGCTTTATCTTGAAGCTCTGCGCGCTTTATGTCTCGGTCGAGAGATGAGTTTTGCGCACTAATATTCTGCCCGCGCAATGTGATGTCCTGCCCACGAGACTGTAACCCCTCGCTAGCCTGATTACTGCGAACTGTTTCCGTCAGCTTATCTCTGTCAATCTGCCGCCCGGCAGCCTTATCTTGAAGGTCGAAATACTTTTCTGGTCCAAGAGCTGATAGGCCAAGGTGATCGGCGAATTCACCGAACCCTTGCGGATTCTGCTGATACATAGTTGCAACATCGCCTGGATTAATTCCCACACGCGCTAAATCACCTGCGCTAGACTTCAACCACTCGCCCATAGCTTCGGGGCTTTGTGCGGCTAGTCTGGCAGTAGATGCAAGATTTCCTATCGTGTTGCGCTGGTCCTCGTCGATAAAACCCATACCATTACGCACAGCTTCAAATTGATCAGGATATTGAGCTGCTAGATTCCTCATTGCCCCTCTGTCACCAGAAGCGTAAGCGCCCGCATAAGCCTGCTGGAATTCTTTCTGACGCTCCTGCTGTTGGCCTTGTTGGTACTGCTGCTTTAAACTAGCTAGACCTTGTAACGACTGGAGTCCAATATTGTTCCCTCCAGAGCGAGTAAATTCGTTATTATCGCGAATCAAAGAAAGCGCGGCGTTAACGTCACTACCTTGGGGGGCATTAGAATTATTTGTACCGATACCAGCAAGCAACCCACCAGAATTACCCTGATCCCATGTAGCCATTAGAATAACCCCCCAAGTAAACCTAATCCCCCGCCAATTGCTGCCCCCCACGGGCCGCCAATAGCCATGCCTGCCGAAGCACCACCAAGAGCGCCTGTTAACCCAGTCTGCATACTTGACGGCTTGTTAGCATTTGCAGCGGATAGCGATGCCTGTTGCTGATAAATGGAACCCATGTTATTTGCGTATGACTGACCAGCATTAGCCTGACCTTGCAACGCACCAAGGCCGATATTTGCTAAGTTGCCGTAATTCTGCATCTGACCACCAAGCCAGTTCTGACCTAGCTGCGGCGCAATAGTCGCTAGACCATTACTTGTTGCAGTAGACCCAAGTCCACCAGTCGCTTCAGCACCTGCTAGCTGTTGATATCGTGCTTGATCTGCCAGTCCTTTGTATTGGTCTGAGTTGTAATAGCCTTGCAGCGCTGAGTTCTGACCTTCAAGTGTTGAAAGCCCCTGAAGCTGATTAACGTATTGCTGTGCCATTGGCGTAAATGGGGCAAGGTTATTCATCACAGTTTGCCATTGCTGGCGCTGTAAATCAGTTTGCCTATTTATAGCATCAGCCTGTGCTCCAGCTCCGTTATCGCCACCACCACCTTTGCAGTAAACGGCGCGGTCACGAACCTTGCTCATTAGTTGAAAAATTAACATTGAAGAAAATCCTCATATTGGGTTCGCTTAAGCTGGTATAGCGTCACGCCAACCGGCTTGCCGTTACTGATATATGCGTCGTCCAAATGCCCGATACGCTCAGCCCCGAGCAGCCTAATAAGCGCTCGTCCATATTTGGTTGTGTCTGGGACCATCGTTATGGAATTTGTGAAAGGGGAGTTTTCAAGTAGCCAGCGGCAAAATAACTTGTGTCCATCAAGGGCGTATTTCCCTCTAAATCCGGGGTCATATATTGCGTGGCACTCAACAACGCTATGCCAGAAAGTTCTAACCTCATGCACGCCTACCAGAAGCAGCCCCTCATATATTCCGAGATACAAAGCATCTGGCTTAATGAGGTATTCACTGCCGTGATCGACAATGTTTCCTGTGATATCTGGGTTATTTAGGAATGCACGAAGCCGCCCCAAGTCGGGGATTGTTCGTAATTCCATGAGGGGATCTCTAAATTAGTTGATTAGTCCGTGAGTGCGCAAAGCATCTTCAAGAGCCTTTATTCTCTGGCGTGCCGCTACCAAATTGGTGTTTAATGCCTGCACTTCTACTTGCGTATATGCGGCGCTGATTGATTGAGATAAGTTGGAGTTGAATGCAGACTTAAGAGCGGTACCGGTAGATGCCGTCCATCCAGTTTCACGCGGCCCAATAACTTTAAGCCCCGCCACTTTGTAGGAAACCAATGCATTCACTGAATCGGACGATTGTATTTTGTCAGTCGTTGGAGTGGCTATCGTTCCAACAATTAGCGAACCACCACCGGACTGAATTACTTGATTAACTGCTGCTGACTTAGATAGATAATCACCCTCGATAGTAGTTACTCTTGTATCCAGAGTTGTTACCACCCCCTCCACAGTCGTTACGCGGGTGGTTAAAGTAGCTACATTCACTTGGATTGATGTTATTGCCGCTTCAGTATCAATCACCCTTACCGTTAGACCGGAAATAGCTAGCGCGTTGGCAGTGATCCTTGTTTCATGGTTTTCCAACGTGGCATTCTGCTGGTCATTCTGCTGCTGTGCATCATAAGCCCCCTGACTCGCCTCATTCGCTTTTCCAGCCACATTACTTAAGTCAGTATTCTGCTGTATGACGTAGAGGAAATATGCCTGAGAAAAGTTTGAAGGAAGGATAGAGGCATCAATGCGGGTGTTAGATATGGTGACCGGGGTGTTTAAGTCTGAGTCTGCCATTATTCTATCCTTACACTACAGTCTGATAGCGTCACTGGAGAGCTTGTTATCACCCTAACCTTAAATCCGATATTCTTACGAATACGCCCCACGCGCCGCCACAGGACGCGCTTATCATATTTAAATGGAGCGTTAGCAGATATCAATTGCTCTCGTCCATAGTTTGACCCGTCTGTTGTTGCTGAGATAAATAACCGCTCTGCAAACTGAGATGCACCTGTAGCAGACTCAAGCTCAAAATCGAACACTCTGGCGTTGTCGGCTTTGAACATTGGAGTGTAGAGAAGGTGTTCTGACTGCGCGTTATATTGGCTGGATAGATCAAACTTCAACGACCCTGTAACTGGTTCCAACTTATCACCGACAGTTATCTGATTACCTTCAAATATGAAATCAATACCTCGGTAAACATCATCAGAAAACCCTGTTTTCAGGATGCACCACTGAGGGCCATTCTTGCTTGCTGATGCGTCGTAACACAATACATGGCGCGGAAGATGAACTATTAATAACTCATGAGCATCAAAACGGAGCGCCTCCATAACACCAGTCGATAATTCATCAGCGGTATATTCGCGAAGTATTTTCTCAACCGATGCCGAGGCAATGGCAACCGCCTGACCTGAACTCACCATATAGATTGATGGGGCACCAGTTGCCTGATGACTAACAAATGCTAGGGTATCTGCAAATATTGCTTTGCAATACGTTCCGGCAATCCCCTTTTGAACCATTAGTGACGGTTGAGCAACGTAGATAGCAGACGATGAATCAGTTGATCCGGTAAGTGAAAAATATTCAATCGTTGACGTGCCAAGCATCACTACAAAATCACGCCATACCGCACAGCCTTGGATGCCGTCAGGCTGGGACTCAGCAGCATAGAAAGGACGGAATCGGTCAGGATGTGATTCATCTTCTAAATCTGTGACACCAAAAGTTCCAGTACCATCTTTTACCCAAATATACCGACCTCTCAACCGGCAAATATCACGAACACTCCCAATGTCATATTGGGCAAAGTCCCCGTCAGGCCAGTTGCTGAGTGTTTTGACTGTCTCATCATAACGATAGAGCGTCATCGCACCGTTGGCGGCTACCGCCTGACTTGTTGCACTGAATGCCATACTGACCCGCCCAGAACCAGAGACATTCCCAATTGAAGTATTGCCGCGGTAAATATTATCGCCTAAAACGCGATAGGCGGAGTTTTGTGATGCATTAAATTGAGCATTACGCGATACACCAGCAACATCAGAACGTTTGTCTATGCCGGGGAATGAGCGCAGATAACCAGCAGCATTCAATACTTCTTTTGGCGTCGCCAGCATGTTCACCGGCAGTAAGTCAACGTAGTCAGCATTGCGGAAGTCTTTGCCCAGCCCTTTAGCTAGAGGGAGTTGTGTCGTCGGCATTATCTTCTTCCTTGTTATGGAAAAAATGGACGCCTATCCAGTTTGGGTACCGGTTGCCAGAACCAATAGGAACGCGGTTTCGATAGCGTAGTTTTGGTGTGCGTTGCTTGAACATCGATTTGACTAATGTTTCCTTGCCAAAGCGAGCCTTTGTTACAAGAGATGGCGAGCCTTCGATCGCATAGTCGGGAAGAATGCGAAGAGCCAGATTTAGGATTACTGCATTCAGTGCATAGGCAGGCAAGCCATGAGGATCTTCCGGTGCGACTTCCACTCCGTCCTCACTGAATATATAACCGACATCGATGCCTAAATCAGGCGTAATTAACCACTCGGCCATCATCATTTCTAAGTCAAGCAACCCATCAGCCACGGATTGAGGTTCGACATCGGTTAACGTTGCGTTAGAAGCAACTGTCCCCTTGCGCAACGCGTTATTTACCAGATCACCTTTAGTCGTTAGGTTCATCAGTTGCCGCCTTTTTGCGGGTTTTCTTTGGGGTCTCAGGCTCAGGCTCAGGCTCAGCAGATGATTTTAACAACTCATCCGGGTGTGCAACCCATCCAGCATCTAGATACTCACCAACTTCATCAGCGCTGATGATCTCAAAGTCATAACCAATGCCTTTCCATTTTTTAGTGTCGCCATGGCGAAATACCATCTGTGTCATGTTCTACTCCAAATAAAAAAGGGGCCGAAGCCCCTGTTTGTTATGCCTGATTAGCCAGGCCAACGCCGATTGCTTCAGGTCGCACAGCACAAGCTGCATACCACAGAGCAATACGGCACTTTCCGGTTAACGTGCTGATATCACCCTGGTAGGCAACAACCCCATTCAAGCCAACGCTTGGAACACTGAAACTCTGGGTTTTCATGCCGGAGAACAACTCATGGTTGATTGGAATAGGCTGGGATACTAGGCGGATAGAGTCATCGGCCCAGAAAACGTTAGTCGCAGTGGTGGTGGTGTTCAGAATGTTCACCGTCATTGCGTTGGCAAGCGTGGTGTTCACGTTTGCATAAGCACGCTGCTCTGGCGTAAGGGTTACGTCATTAGCTGCAATCGGCTTAGGTGAAATGGTTACGTTCGCACCATTCACAGCAACAACAGTAAACGTTGCATCGTGAGTTAGTACGTTTTTAGCCATCTGAGACAAGAATTTAACGCCAGTGAATGAAATCTTATCACCGCGCTTCAGACCAGTGCCAGCACTCAGGACAACAACAGCAGTACGGTTATCTACGTTTTCACGGTTACCATCTGCGTCAGCTGTCCATGCCAGCGGTTTGAATGACTGAGCGCCGGAAACTGTCAGGCCGGTAGCTGTGGAAGCGGTTAGGGTTGGCAGCTTTGGTGAGCGAAGAACATCATTGAAGCCAGCGACCTGTTTCTGAATAGTGCCTGATTTATAGGCATCTTCAGGGATGCGACCGAAGAAGTCTTTGCTTGCCAGATCATGGCCTGCACCTTTGTAATCTTTCGGGTTGAAGAAGTAGCTCAGGCCAGCGCTACGGTTCAGCTCTCGAGAAAATACCAATTCTTCAGCATCTGCAACAAAGTCCCAGCCAGTGGTGCCAGTGCCAATTGCGTCAGAACTGGTAACAACCAGAGACCCCATATCAACAGCTTGCTGGGCAATTGCTGTCTCTACGTTATTCGCTAATTTCTTGCCTGATGCCTGAATACGACGGCGCAGGGATCGCTCATCACGCAGATCATCGGCACGAAGTGAGAAGAAGTCGTTATCTGGCACGCCAAGGTTACACTTAACCGACAGTTCCAGAATACCTGTCGCCTGCCCTGTCAAATCCCAACCGGTTTGAGTGGGTGCTTCTTGTTCTAACGGCATCCACACAGTGTTTTGAGAGCGCTGCATGTCATTGCCTGGTGGTTGATATTTCTCAACGCGCTGAGCCATCGGCGTGAGGTTTTCCACGGTTTCGATAATTTCATCAACCATGTACGTGATTACTTGACCTTCATTAAGAGCCATTATTTGATTCCTTTAAGCTGTGATTTTAGCTTGCGGTAAAGTTCCGTATTGCCCGCTGATGCGGCCTTATCGATTTGCTTTTGCAATGCATCGACGTTAGCCGCCGTGACTGATCCTTTTATTCCGGTATCAGCCTCTGGAGCGTCGGAGCGTTGTTTACCGCGTGGCTTGAGAGTTAAACGTTCTGATAGTCGAGTGAGTTCAATCAGCGCTTGCTGCCCGTTCATTGCCAAAAGTTGGCGCACCTTCTCTGGGTTAGCACCCAGGTGATAAGCCATGGCAGCGGATTTCTCAGGGAATAGCATCATGATGTCGGCCGCTACTTGAGGTGGGACCAAGCTCATGAACGCGTCTTCTTTATCCTGATAATCAGGAAGGTTTAGTTTCTCCGCTGTGTCGTAGTGCTTACGGGCAGCCTCGGCGTATTGCGCTGATTGCTGGGTGTACTCCTGAATCTTGCGGCCTTGCTCAGCTACGCCATTACTGCGAGCATCCATAGCCTTAACTTGCCAATCACTATTGGCGGCGCTGAATGCTGCAAGTGCGCGAGACTGGTCATAGTCGTACTTCGCCAGCGCTTCATCTGACAGGAAGTCATTAACGTCTGGCTGTTTTGGTAGATCAGGAGTCACCCGTAGGTTCTCCGGCACCTCCCCGCGCTTAACAGCTTCCATCTGTTGCTCAAGCTCGCGTTGACGCTTGCGCTCTAGGCGTTTAGCTGCAAATTGCGCGTTAGTTGCCGGGTCTTGTTTTGGTTTCTCATCGTCTTTCAGGACAATCTCGAAGCCGTCATCATGCCCTTCGCCATCAATGGCATTATCGATTGGCAAGCCTTCAGCGGATGCCGCCGCCTGAACGCCGGGCAGGAGTTGTTCTTCAGAAGCCTGAATTTCGTTGGTATCGGACATGTTTAGCTCTCTCTTATTGAGGAATCTCGGCTGCTCTGCCGGAAGGTTGATTTGCTTGCTGTATGATCTTGGTTAAATCCATGCGGCGGGTGTGTGTTTGGCTTGCCCCCTTAAGAAGCAACTCAACATCAGCTCTGGCGTTGTCAGTCTGCTTCTGTTGGAATTGGCCTAATAGCTCCAGCATTGATCTAACCTCCTTCTGCTTATCCAGATCTACCGATGCAAGTATCTCGGCAATTTTGGCGTTTGAAAGTTGGATGTCTGCTTGTGCTTTCATTGCATCAACTTGAATGCGTTGTTCGTCATTCATGGCTTTCTGCAAATCTGCCTGACCGGTCAACAATGCGCCCTGTGCGAGCTTGTCTTCCGGGCTTGGTTCTTTCGGTTGCTGTTGAGCCTCTGCAACCATCTGCTCCTCTTCAGGAGTTTCAGGTTTCTTGAGTCCCATCATTACGAGCTGCTTGTTGGCATACTCGCGCATCATCTCAACACCTTTGCCGTCCAGCAGAGTGAAGTATTGAAGCAGCAACATTTGATACTCTGGAGTACCTGGCTGAACCTTGCCCATCAGGTCAAGAATTTCTGCCCGGTTCTGACTCTTCATGCTTTGGAATGACGGGCCAGTGTCGGTGTAAGTTTCGTATCGCCCACGAACATCGTTAAGCGTCACCACTTGCCCTGTTTGATAATCGACAACCTGATTAAGGACTTCGACATCCTTCTCGCTACCATCAGGCATTGTCATCATCACTTGGCGTGGAACGTCATAGATATCGTTAACAATTGAGGCGTAAATCTCACCATCTCGGCGCATGGCTGTAGACAGGTTGTCGAGGAAAACGTAAGTCTCCATGTCTGAGCGCGAGTTAAGTTGATTGATGGTGTCGAACGCGACCTGACCACCTGCGGCCTCAGTATCCACGCCAAGGCTTGCCACCTCTTTCACTGCTGCGGTAGCTGCTTCAAGCATGTAGGCGTTAGCCTGTGGCACTTCTGGGTTATCGATATAGCCAATCGGTTGTGCCGGTAAATCACCGCTGCTCTCATCAGTGCGGTTCATGAGGTAATACGGATACTCATCTTCTGAGTTGTACATGTGCTCGTAGCCAGCGATTTGCTCAGCCCAGAAGATAGGTTTCTTACGTGGCGATCGGGCAACAATGTCAGCGTTGAAGCTCATAATCATGTTGCGTAAGCGCTGGCCATCTTTAGCCAAGCGAACAACACCCTCATAAACTTCTTTATCACCGACAAATGACCACTCACCGAATACCGGAACAATAGGAAGATGCTGACCGGCGATATCAATCGGGCCTTTCAGTAATGCTGAGTTGGTCACCAGGTATTTATATACTCGGCGACGCGTTATCTTCTTCTCGCCAACCTTGATGTAACCAGCTTCTGCGAGGTCATCAATAACGTCTTTGATGTCGCGCTTGTAATAGCTGACCATCTGCCCGGTAACAGGCTGCTCATAGATGAACACCCGTTCTTTCTCTTCCTTTACTTCGTAGTGCTCACCGACATAAACGACATCTTTGTTTGTCCAGGTGAACACCCAATCAGTGTCGGGGTTTTGAAAGTCTGGGTAGTTTTCTGGGTCAATCCCTTCCTCTTCAGCGAATGCCTCCCACCCCTCAATGCTCATTGCGTTAATTAGCGTAACGTGGCGGGCGTCGGACTTGTCCATCATCTTGCTGTTGCAGTCCCATATCACATGGGTACATGCCTCATGAATCGGAACGCGGCGGATCACCTGGTTATTACTGGTCGGGTCTTGATCTTCGTAGTCGGTAACCAGCCGCCACGCTGCGACACCACACTCAAGCTGCTCACGTACTGCTACGTTAACGGCAATCTTCGCTGAGTTGTGACGCATATCAGTGCGATACATGCCCATGAGAATGTCAGCGGCATCAGGGTCGGCTCCATCCTTTGGCTTATACATCACTTCAATTGGGTTCTGGCGCATCTCTGCAACCAGCTTACGAACCACCGGGCGAACAATGTCGAACTGTCCGCGATACTGTAGGGTTGTGTAATTAGATAACCAGTCATCCCATTGCGACACACGACTAAAGAATAAATCGTTAGCCGCTTCAGTCCGCGCCTCATCGCTTGCCGTCCAGTCCCGATCAAATGAGGTCAGGATCGCCAGCAATTTATCATCATCGGCCATCATCTGCCTCTTCGTTGAATTGGTTTAATCGGTGCTGGGAGTTTTTTCTCTTTGACTATCCCAATATCGCCGTAACGCTTGGCAAAACGGCGCATCATGTATGCGTATCTTGTAGCATCAAGCAGGTCATCGCGTTTTTTAACGATCCGCCCCTTTTCGTCACGGTGATAGAAATTGAACTCTTCGAACCAATCACGCAGTCCGGAAAACACTTTGAATCGCCCGGTACTCATCAGGTCGTGTAGCTCGAATAAGCCAGGCTCAACCGATCTGGAACCATCGGGCCATTGAGCGGCATCAGGTAACATCTGAAAGCCAGCGTCTTTGTAATACTCACGCTGTTGTAGCCCACTACCTTTTTCTGTCTGCAATCCGTCTTGAGGCCATGCCGTTGGCACCTTGTTAGCCCATGACTTCGTAGCGCCCCACGCTTCAGCTGGCGATGTCTTACTCGCTTTCCACGCTTTGGTGAGGTAGAAGGTTTCGCTATCCATATCGATAGCAAGTTGAATTCGGCTTTGCGGGTGATCCCAACCAAAGTCCATGCCATCGATAACCATATAATGCTTTGGTATCGGGAATGGCTCACAGGTAATAACGTCTTCGCTGAAGTCGTATATTCGTCCATGTCCGAGCATTGGGATACCTTTAGTACGCATGTCGCGCTGATGGGCTGGATATGATTCTAAGAGGCTTTTCTTTGTTTCTTCTGTCAGATGTGGGGCATCATTCCACCCAACATTCATGCAAAATTGTGATTCTGCTGGGTTATCAAGCAGCTTGATAACAAGCTCAGTGCGCCCGTTCTCCGGTGTAAATGTGAGAATGCCGCGACCACCTCTACCCCGATCTCCCGTTGCGGTACGTGTCAGCACCTGCGGGTAAATGGTCTGGTCTTCTGGCTCTTCGTCAATATGGAACCAGTCGATGTCGTCACCCATCAGGGCATGCTGACCCTGAGTGTATGACCAGAACTGCACTTTGCTTAACTCACCGCTGCTGTGCTTTATGTAGGCAGAACGGACGGCATTAGGTGTTCCAGTCATTGGCTCAGTAGTAACAATACGTTCAGGCGGTATCAGACCACCGGTAAAATCACCATTTACTTTCTTGCCGATGATTGCCGCTTGCAGCAAGTCACGGCACTTTTCACCGGAATATCCAAGGCACCACATAAGCGGGGCGTGCGTGAATCTATGCCCCTCCCATCCCTCTGGGTACTCTCCAAGTAAATGGATGGCATCAATGTAAGTCGCGGTGTCCGTCTTACCGACGCGGTTGGCTGCAATGAGTGCGCATTGTGTGTGAGTGGCGGTGGCTGAGATAAATTTTCTCTGCCATGTGTAGCGGGTGTCGTAATAGTCGCGGTAACGGTAAACATGTTTACGGCGTTTCTTCTCTTCAAGAAGCTTCAGCAACTCAATCTTCTGCTCCCGACTGAGATTCTGCATGAGCCAACTCCGTTATCTTTCTATCAAGCTCGTCGTCTGAGATATCAGTGATAGTTATTCGCTGGTCGTGCTGGATGCGATCGCCGTATTTCTTCGGCATAATCTTGGACAGATACCACTTGCGAGTGTCTATACGGAGCTTTGACCGCTGGACATGCTCACCGTTAAGTTGGTAGCCAATGCATTCACCATCCTTATCGAGCTTTTCCATCCAGTCATTAGCGCCATCGTCTGCGATATCGAACAATTCCTCGGCGATCGCCTCCGCCCCCTCCTCTTTCGCCCGCACGTATTGGGCACGAAACTCTTCGTTGCGAGCCAGCCAACGTAATACAGCTTGCTTTGATGGCATCCCATCATCACTACACACAGAGCGAAGAGATTCACCCTCAGCAAGTCGAAGGCAAATTATTTCTACTAACTCATCCGTATAGTCTGTTGGGCGGCCCACTTTTTTTTCTTCGGTCGCCATAATCACCTCATTCGAATAGTGATAGCGCCTCTTGGCACTCTTTGATTGCTTTCTCTGTTCGGGATACAAGACCAGATTCATTAGCAGCTAGTGCGTATTGGTCTTTGAATAACTCTTGCTTAAGCGGGTCGTCGTTGATGAAATCGATAGCTTTCTGTGCCGCTGCGGTATCTTTCATTACCAAGCGGAGAATTTCTAATCGACTGGCTTGTATTGAGGTAAGGCCGGTTACTTGTTCAGACATGATTGTCTCCGTTGGTTGGCATTATTGCAGCCAATAAAAAAGGCCCAGTCGTTAAACTGAGCCTTCATGTTCTTTGTTCGCAGCTTTGCCACTCCTCTCGGCGTTGCTACACCACTTCTCGTCTTTCCGAGCCGCCAAGATAATGATCAACCTCCAGTGGGGTTAAACAATTCTATTTAGCAGGCATCAGGCACACGTTAGTGATATACGCCTGCAAGCCTGCTATTTGGCTGGTTGCAATTCCGATACGCTCTCTGAGACTGATATAATCCCGTTGAGCGGACTCAGTAAGTCTGGCGCTGGCATCATCAGGGATGCTGGCGGGGCCGGTGGTTTTGGACACTGGCTTTGAACATGTTGCGTTGAGCTGCAACCGCTTAGTGCCATTAGCGATATCAGCACGAAGGCGCTCGTTTTCAGATTTGGCATCTGCTAGTTCCTTTGTGTATTTTATATCGATGGCGGCTACGGCTTGGCGCTGGGTTTCTATCTGGTCGAGAGTGGCTTGTTGCTGCTTAGCTACATTGCTTAACTCAGCTACATCACGATTGAGTGATTGCACTCTGTAGTGGTAGTAAGTCAGACCAAACAGTGAAGCGATAAGCACAGCAATGAGTATTGCCGTTACGCGGCTCATGCTAACGTCCCGCCAGCTTTCACATACTGCTGAATAAGCGGCTCAACTTTATGTTCAAATTGCCCATAACCAGCACCAGGCAAACTTGCCCAAATGTTTGAGCACTTTCTAATAGCTGATTCGATATTACCGGCTTCAATATCCTGCAATGCTTTGCGTTCTCGGATCTGCTGAATAGCAACGGCATCCTGACTGGCAGGGCTAAAATCTTTCAGCCCAAGTTGTTTCTTATACGCATCCCAGTAACGAGACAGTAATTGGTAGCGCCCTGCTGCCGTGGACTTAATGCCAAGGCGCGGCAACTCAACAACCACTCGCGGATGATCCTGATAGCCAGTAAATAACTTGCCACCGACAATCACGTTATATCCGTTATCACTGCCAGCGGTGCGGCTTGTTCCCTCTGACCATGCGAGCATGTCGAGAAAGGCTTTTAAGTTTTTACTGATTTGCATTGCCAGCCCCTGTCTTGTTGCCAACGATGCGCTTAAGCACCGATCCGATATAGTCAGTGCCGAGGTAACCAATAAAGACACTCGACACCATTGCCCAGCCTTGGTCGATACTGAGCAATACAAAGATGTCTTTTAGGAACCAGGCGATGATTGAGCACATCGCTGCATCAAGCATTCGTTGAGTTCGCCCACCACCCGCGTACCATCCGCGCAGTAAAGCCATAATTGCAGCAACCAACGCACTTAGTAATTCACCTCTGTGCTCTGCAACCCATGCAGCTATCAGCGTCCATACATCTGGGGAGTTGTGCATTTTCATATCCTGCCTCCCCATTGGGGAAATTAATCCCGGCGTATGTCGGGTTCGTATGCTGTTGTGTAGGGAATAGCCCACCGCCGTGATCCATTCAGACACGGAGTTTGTTTGAGGGTGATTGGCGCTGGCGGCGGGCTAAATTATTTAAACGAGGCGTTACGCGTTAACATCTTCGCAATGCTCATGTCTTGGAACAAAATCTCAATCTCAAGCTTTTCAGCTAAAGCATATTCAGCCCGAGCGCCTGCGCTTGATTGCCACCCATCTAGCATGTAAATAGCATCAGCGCGTTGAAGCATTGCCATGCAAATGCACATGTAATCAGGCTGAGATAATCCGTCAGGGAGAATTGCTGGATTCAGCGGGACGTGACCAGAAGCCGCTATCTCTTTGGCTGCCGCATTGAATGCAGAGCGATTGAAATTAGGCAAGCCAGTCATGGGGCCAGCGATATAAGTTTTCACAGGTCTGGCTCCGGAAATAAAAAAGGCCACCAAATTGGCAGCCTTAAAAATCGTACGTTAATGTTTTCATGTAGTTAATGAATGATACCCTCGCCAATGAGGGCACCATGCCGAGGACTTGCTCGATATGGTTATCCGTGATGATTTCATAACGGATAGTAAAATTGATAACGGATTAGCACATTCGGCTGGATACTGTTTCACAACGATTGGATTAACCAATCCAGTACCCATGCGAATGTAGAATGCAAAAAGCCCCGGCGATTAACCGAGGCTTCTAATTTTTGTTTACCAACTCAACGGATGCAATTACCACCGTTAGAGACAAATCTAGTCCATTTTTCCGGAAAATGCAAGACTTTGTTTTTATAATGCCACCATCCGTGGCAATCGTGCTCCCATCGTGCTTTATCGAGTCACTTTTGCAAGCATTGAATCAGCCACGCCCTCTTCCATCAAGCATTTCGTTACCAGCAGCTCATAGAGCGGCTTAAAGCTCTCGTAGCATGTGCTGGATGCCAGTTCAGGAAGGTGCTCTCTAATAGCCTCGTAGACGTCAGAAAACTTAAGCCGCGAATATCCACGGCCTGAGCATTTTCCACAGGTTTTATAAACCGGAATACCCTGTTGTTCTGATTTCTCTTTGTCCACCACAGTGCCTTTCCCATTACACCGGCATGAGTTGGAAACCACGCCTTTCCCGACGCACGGCTTACACAGCAACCGGACTGTCTCTTCAACTTTTCGCTTCACTTCGAAGTCACTCGGACTTTGACCAAAGTCTTTGGCAAATTGTGGTAACTGCATTGTGTAATGGCTTTTCATTGTGAAAACATCAGCCTCTATGAATCCCTCACCCTTGCAGCATTCACATTCGCGAACACTGGCAGCACTTCGCGCATAATCTGCAAACGCATATCTTGCGAGAGTTTGCACGACGCTTTGTTTAATATCCTCATCGAGCTTTGAGATTGCTTTGTACTTAACGGATTCTTTCAGCGCATATTGAGTGAGACTTTCCACGGCGCGATGCGGATTACTGATCCCCTGTTTTGCCAAGAACAATTCCAGCCCGAAACCGCTTTTAAGGTCTGCCAACCCTAAAGCGGCCATGATATCGGTGCCGGTAAGTGAATCAGAAGCTGTTGCCCGTGGAGAGTCACTGATTGTGGTTGATTTAGCGAAGAAGTGTTTCGTTATTGATTCCAGTCTCATGCTGCTATCTCCTGAGTTTCTTTTAGCCGCTTCAATTCCAGCCGGTAGTAATCACGAATGCCCTTTAACTCTTCAACCGTGTAGCTGCGGCGTTCGTGGTTATTCTCGATAGCCTCAACGGTTTCAATGCCAATACGTTTGATCAGCTCGACACGGTATGGAACGATATTCCCGCTCTTGTGCTGGTTGCATACTGAACATTGTTTGTGTATTTGTCGGGGGTCGAATCTGAATTGAGGTGCTGCTGCGGTTGTTCTGTAGTGCCCAGCGTCCCACTGTGCTGCTGAAGTAGTGCCACATGATACGCAGGGTAGGTTTGAATCTCGTGCTCTTACAAAGGCGTTGACGGCTTGCTGTGCTTGCTTAGTCCAGTATTTTTTGGGCTGTGCGTTAATCTTCCTGACTTTTAACTCTTTCCTTTTCTCCTTTTCTTCCTCCTGCCTTCGCTTTAATTCGCTAGCCTGGTCACGCTGTCGCTTATCTTTCATGACGAGGACTGCATACTCAATTCTGTGTTCCTCGTTGCACCACCACTGATAAATCTTTTCTGGCTTGAACCTCGTTTTGCATACTTTGCAGTTACGATGGCTCGGTAGCTTGTTTATCATCGGCTTCCTCCTCCGGTTCGCTGTAGTGGGCCTCAATTGCCAGCGCCATTCTCTTTAGCCAATCAGCCAGCTTTAGCGCAGCGGCCTTCTCAGTTTCCAAGTAAGGGAATTCGGTAATTATCGCTTCAGCCTTGTAGCCGAAGGTGTTGCCGTAAATAACCATTTCTTGCTCTAAAATGGTTTTTGCTGAATGTTTAACGAAATACCGGCTTTCTGATGTCTGGTTAGTCCTGTCTTTTTTGAAGGCAATTAGATCAACCGTAGTGCGGGAGTCATCCTGTAATTTCTTAACTAAATCTCGAAAGCTACTCATCCTTTTTCTCCTTCGCTGCTTTATCAATGCATTTCTGATGGGCGTAAATAGAGCCGTCAGTCATTGGCTTGAGACAGAATGCGCATATTGATTGGGGGAGTTCAGGCATGGCTAACCTCCCGGCGTCAGATAAATAGTCACCACCGTCAGAAGAATGAAGAACAGTCCGGTGTAGCGGATTAGATTTCTGTCGAATGGTGCTTGCTGGGTTGGAATTGGTGACAGGCTTTTCTTTGGGTATTTGTGTTTGTGAAAATATTTACTCCGAGGTCTTGGCATGGATGCTCTCCTTCATCATCAGGAATACAATCATTGCGGAGCGAAGCGGGTTAGGACCAGTATGCAGATGCTCAATATCGTCATTTAGAATTACTGGTGAAATAGCATCCCACTCATACCCCGTCACTTTCGGCGTCAAAGTTATGCGTTCTCTAAAAATAATCGGCCACGCGTCAGCGGGGTTGTTGCATGGGTCGAATAGGCCATAAGCTCCGTTTTCTTTGCATGCACACCAAGTTGCTACTCTCGAAACGTCGCCGCCAGATGAACCTTCAAATAATTCCAGTGAAACATTTACGTTGATCTCAAAATCACTCATCGCTGAATAGTCTTTCATCGCGTTCTCCTTACTCTGTCGAATTTTGCTCGCAGCAAAACGCATATGTGGTCATATGTGGGTATTTCGCTGGCGGGGATTGGCTTGGTTGGCTTGGTTGGCTTGGTTCGAGAGGTCTTGCGGAATATCAGGTTGTCTATGGCTATTTGGGTTGAGCTTCGTCGCGTCATCTTCGCCAAGCCCCCCACCATATGGGCAGAATAAAGTAAGGCCATATAACGCCAATAACGAAAGCTCTTATGTATCCTGTTACTGTTTCATGCCTTCCTGCGCTGTCATGAGCCCATTCAGATACAACGCCAGCCATCCAGAAATATGCTGCGACTAATATCAGAGTAATCATGTGCCACCTCAGAAGTAGCTAAGTAGTTGGTTGATAATATTCTGGTCGGTCGTGCGACCGAACAGGTGTTTTATTGCGGCGTTAACCATTGCGTTGTAGCAGCGCTCGAACTCGTCAGGCTCCATGTTCGCGTAAGCCAAGCTCTTTGCCTCCGTCCTAATGTCACCATTTATCCTTACCGTTTGCTCATAGAATCCCGCCAGAATGGTTAAGTCCTTTCTGAATCGGTCAAATTGAGTAACTTCGTCTGCGTTGGCCAGCGCCGTTTTATCAGCAGACCAGTGAGCAAAACAGAAATTGAAGAAGGCGAACATTTTTTTATGAAAGGCGGGGTTGCGGGTCAGCTTAATGTCGACGGTGTACATCTCGCCGTTTTTGAACTTGGTTAACCTGGGTAAGTCATGATCGAAAGCTGGAACAAAAACGCCACCGGCATTCTTGACCATATCGATTTGCATTGGTCACCTCTGTTTTTCCTGATAGCCGCTTTCCTTGTCACAGCGATAGCACCAGCTTTTCCAGCAGACCTTCCCGCAGTGCTTGCATATTGGCAGCATTATTCACATCTCCGGTTGAACCGTAGTGCGCATTCTTCTCTGAATGGAACCATTAATTCTTCAGCAGAAAGATGATCTGTTTCTTCGGGAAGAATCTCGATGTTACTAGTGTTGAAATCAAAATCAGCGGCGCACTCGGGATTGGTACATTGAATGTGATGGCAAAGGTGATTATCTTCTGGGTCTACCTCATTTTCTCCGCACCACTTAACAGGTGATGAGCAGAATGGGCAGGGCTTAAGGTTAGTGGTCATAGTGGCTTCTCCGGCGCGGCGGCTAGTACCTTGTCAATTGCAGCAAGTTCCTCACAAAGGTCTGCAAAATCTCTTGCCCAACGAGTTCCTTCTCGGTTGTAATAACCAGCAAATCCAGCCTTGTAGTTTTCAACTTCTGCATTTTTCACATCCCGATAATCTGCAAGCATGTCGCGAGGAATGCTTATCCAATCTTCCGGTATCTCCGGAGAGTTCAACTGTGGGGTGGTGTAGAGTTCAGTTACCGGCAATTCGGGGCAGTTCTCCTTAACAAAATCAGCCTTTCTCTTTTCTTGTGTCCAGATATCGCCAACAGCTCCGCGCCACTTCCAAGCAAAAGGCTCAGCCCTCTTTGCAGCCAACGCGATTCGGGCTAGTGCTGCTACATCGCCACATTGAGCGTGGTCTGATTTAATGAAATCGTTTAACTGCTCTACAGTGAAACTATCTAATTCTTTCATGGCTTTGTTTACCTTTTCGTCCGATGATTACACTGAATGCCCACGGTGCAAGTGGCATTCTGATATGTAACAGTTCGCTAATGTTCCAAATTACCGCCAGAACCCAACCAAGCGGCGTGAATGTCCAAAATAATCCGATAGGCCACAACCATAATTCTTTCATGGTTTTTTTGGTCCTCCGTGGCATGGGCATGCCATCGCTGGAACATAACCATCGTATCCCGGCGTCAAATATCGGCGCTGAACAAATGAATTAGTCACATACTCACGGGGTAATGGATTGCCATACGCAGGTTCATCACAAAAACCAGCAGGGCCGCCGCCCGACCACATTGGTACGGAACATTTCCCAACACCTTCAGCGTTTAATTCTCTGTGATGCTTTGATATCTGGCTCATTCACTCTCTCCCTTGATTCGAATACCGGCAGTGCGGAGGGCTGTGTGCCAGTTTTCGTCGCGCTTATATCCTCCGTGAACAAACCCATCGCGGTAGTCGGTTGTTTTACCTGAAAAATCGTATTTTGGTGAGGCTGGTATTACTTGAAGCTTTGATCTGCTTGACTGCCATGCATCCCATGAAATTCGCACTAGATAATTTAGATATAGCCCGCAATCCATGCATAAATCTTCATCGTCGAATAGTTGCGGTCTTATCCAAGCGTCAAAGTCAGACTGCGATTTAGTTATGTCCATCAGAAACCACCTTGTTTTTTAGTTGACCGGCGCTCAGATTCAGCCGCCTTAGCTTTTGCCTGCTCCTGGTTGCAGTCATAGATTGCGCCGTGACGCTGCTCAACGAATACCACACCGCCGCTACCATGCCGGTTAAGCCGGAGTAGTAACTCGGTGTCCTGCTGATTGGCGTTCTCGTCGTAAGCACCTTCGCGGTATATCCCCAGCCAGTAATCACAGTCTTGCTCAATCTGTCCTGTGTCGCGGGAGTCGCTTGGTTGAGGCCGCTTATTGACGCGCTTTTCTAAATCACGGTTTAGCTGAGTCAGCAGAACGACAACACAATCCAGCTCTTTTGCGAGGTTCTTTAACCCCTTAGTGATCATCCCGTAAGCCAGATCATTACGGTCTGCTTTTTCGGCGGTCATCAGTGTGAGGTAATCGACCAGAACCATGCCAACAACGCCACGTTCGCGCTTGATACGGCGGCACTCAGAAACGATGTGGGACAGTGAAAGGCCCGGCGTATCATCGATGTACAAATTGCCACTTCTCGCCAGCTCTAACCCCTTCGCAGATGCCAACGCAAAACGGTTATCGTCGTACCCATCAAGATAAAAATTACTGTTGGATACGCCAGAGGCTTGGGAAATCATGCCCTCACCAAGTTGCACATCCGGCATTTCAAGACTAAATGCCAGCGCAGGAAGGTTCTCATTCAGTGCGCAGTTGATTGCCATTTTTGAATAGAGCGTTGTCTTACCCATTTTTGGGCGGGCACCAACCACAAACAGTGAACCTTTCACAATTCGCTTAGGTTCCAGCATGGCGTCCAGTGAGGCGATCCCGCTGGTTAATCCAATAGCTCGCGGGTCACCGGAAAGTCGCTGATCAACAACATCAACCCAATCTGAGAACACACTTTCGAATGTTCGCAGCCCTCTGCGGTTACCTGTCTTGGCGTGATCCGTGATCTCGGTAGATAACGCCTGTATCGCCTCAAGTTTCTGGGTCGCCGTCATGCCGTTGTTGGCATAAAGCAGCTCGGTCATCGCATTGGTTTTGGCAATGCTGTAACGAGTGATCGCCTTATCGCGTACTTCCATCGCGTAATGCACGATATTCGCGGCGCTGGGGGTGTACTTCGACAACTCAGCCATGTAAGCAAAACCGCCTACAGTGCTGCTGATCCCCTTGTTCTCCATCTGGTTGAAAAGCGTCAGAAGGTCAATAGGGATCTGCCTGCTAACCAAGTCTTTAATTTCTGCGAAAATAACTTGGTGCGGTCGGGTGTAAAACGATTCTGGTTTCAGCATGGACAGGACTTTAGCGACGTTATCACTGCCGTCATCCAGCATCAGGCCGCCAAGAACGCTCTGTTCTGCGTCGAGGTTGTGTGGTGGTGTTTTGTAATCAACGGTCATCCTTGGCCCCCTCTCGGACTTGAAGATAAGTTTCGTCGTTCAGGAAATACTCCAGCCCTTTTTTCTGCCATGTCTTACCAGAGCGAGTGTCAGGGCGGTCTTCCAGCATCCAGCGGCAATTGGTGGAAATGTAAGTCAGGTAGGATTTCCAACTATCCAGAGTGAACGGAGCGCCATCCAGTTGCCGGGTGATTTTACTGGCCTTTCCCCAGAAGGTTCTCATCAGATTCCGGCGCTTATCTGTCAGAGCACGGACGCCTTTCGCTTCTGGTAGAACTTCGTGGAAAACATCAACGACGTCTTGGCAGGAAAAAGCAGGTTTCGACTTTTCAGTTTTTGGCTTCTGAATCTCTCCCTGCTTCGGCTGGTCTTCAGCGCAAGCTGATGGACTCTTATTACTGTTAAGTAATAAGTTATTAGTTATATTGTTGTTTATGGACAATCGTTGGACATCCGTTGGACAATCTACGCTGAGAGCCGCATTATTAGTGGTGCTGGCGTTGGACAATCGTTGGACATCCGTTGGACAATTTATTGACTGAAAATCATCATATTTGAGGATGGTTAGCAGGCTAAATTTACGCCCTACAGCCTCGATTTTTAACATCCCTTTAGTCTCGAAACTACGCAGTAAGCTTTTTACTTTATTGTCAGGAATGAAGGTTTCAGATACCAGTGTTGGACGCCCGGTTATCATCTGCCCACGACCTACCATCATCTCACCGAGATCCGTCTTTACCACTACTGGAGAATAGTTAGCTTTGAGTATCAAATGCAGCCATAAATGAACCGCCTGAGAGTCCTTGTAAAGCTTGCTATCCATGAATTGTCTATGCATCAAGGCAAACCCCTTACCGGTTGCCTCCGGCCTTACTGTGTCTGGTTGACGAAACGCTAAGACGTTACTCATTGGCTTTCCCCTGCAAAGATTTGACGGTCTTGAATGTCTCAACGAACCGACGCCCAAAAGGTTCGTTGTTCTCGCAGACCATGACTAACTCGTCCGGCTTTGCAGAACGTTGCTGAGTAACTTCTCGCTGTTTTGCGTTAGTTTTCTTTCGCATGTATAATTACCTCTGTAATTGGCTTGCATACCTGATTACCGATGCCCTGACAGTTGACGCTGTTGGGGCATTTTCATTTGGGATATTCATGATTAGAAACGCATTGGCATGATGACGACCGAGGCTTTACTGAATGAACCGGAAAACTCGATGATTGCAGAACCTATCGTGCTGCTAGGCTTGATGCGGATGCCGCAATATTTAGGGCTGTAGAGCTTTGCTGCCTTTTCGATATCAGCTAAATAACCAGCGTTGAAGCCAATTTCTGAAACCGGATTATTTTCTTTCGGTATGATTCGTTCTACTTTTGGATACACCCCATCAATAACTTCACATAACCCTATGCAAGCCTTGATGCCATTCTTATCCAGATAAGAAACGACGCCAGTTTCAGTATCGATAACTGCTGTTTTGAACTTGGTAAATTTAGGGCCATTGATGGCAACAATGATGTTCCCTTCCAATCCTTCCGTATCGTGCTCACCGATGAATAACCGATGACCATCTGTTGCAAACAGCTTCTTATCAGGAGCAAAGCAGATTCCGTTTAAGTAATAGCGAATATCTTTCTTTGCCTGAAAAATCATTGCGCTTAATAGCGCCTCTTTACTCAGCGTTAAAATCATTTTTAACCTCAAAAGTTGATAGTAAATTGTTCGGAATCTCTGCCCTTCTGTTGGGCTTTTTGCTTTCCGGTCACCGCAATCACAGCCTGCCTTGCGATTTCCCTTATCACGCTCGTCTCCCATATCTTCTCCAGAAGAACAAACGTCACTGCCATGTCATGTACGTTTAACCGGCTGACCTTTGATTCGGCCCAGCCAGCCTCCCGCGCAAACTTGCTCTGGCCCTTGATAGCCATTCGGCTTCTTAGCTCAGATTCAACTTCCATAATTCTCTTGCTGTTACTTGCACGTTCCATTGCGTACTCTTCCCTTGTTAGATGTTGTTACGTGACAAAGCTGTGAGCTTGTCACTTTGGTGTGCTCCGCAAGCGGCAGAGCTGGCCTGATTGTGTAAAGAGCGGTGGTGATTAAGCTGCTTTAGTTGTTGGATTTCCGTACAACAACCAAGATGGTTCACATTGAAGTGCGCTTGCGATTTCAAACAAGAAGCGAGGTCGCTTGGTTGCACCCGACTCAATTTGCTGAATTGATTGCTGCTTGATCCCGGCCTTTTCCGCCAGTTCAGCCTGCGTAAGATTCAGCTCTGAGCGCTTTTGCTTGAGGCGTTCCGATATAGTTTCCATATTGCCTCCTTGACAAAGTTTCTTGTATTTTACAGACAAGAAACCTTGTTTGTCAATTACAGCTTTTCTTGTGACTATTGGGAGGAAATTTATGAGGTGATTTATGGGTATTGCAGAAAGAGTTAAGGCTAGGCGCGATGAGTTAGGTATGACGCAAAGTGAGTTGGCGCTTAAGGCAGGGACAACTCAGCAGTCTATTGTTAATTTAGAAAATGGAACAACAAAGCGCCCCAGAAATCTCCTGGAAATATCTAAGGCTTTAAATACTGATCCTGACTACTTAATGTTTGGCAAAGGTGTCGGTAATGTTTCATTTGCTGGCGTTCACACCCCCGGCGTGCGGTATCCCGTGATAAGTAAGGTGCAAGCTGGTGCTTGGGCTGAGGCCGTTGAGGTTTACACGATCAGAGATATTGAATTGTGGCTGGAGTCTGATGCACACGTTCAAGGCGAGGCATTTTGGCTCGAGGTTGATGGAGATTCAATGACTGCTCCGGTTGGGCTGAGCGTACCAGAAGGAACGTTTGTTTTATTTGATACTGGGCGCGAACCAGTTAACGGCAACCTTGTCATTGCCAAGCTAACAGACTCTAACGAAGTTACTTTTAAGAAGTTGGTTATTGATGGTGGGTTGCGCTACCTAAAAGGGTTAAACCCAGCATGGCCTCTTGTGCCAATCAATGGAAATTGCAAAATCATTGGCGTAGCTGTCGAAACAAAGTTGCGGTTGGTCTAATACCCTAACCCGGCCCAGTCGCCGGGTTTTTTGTGCCTGTAATCTGACAATCTCACCACCCTATCTGCTTTAAACACTACTCACCTCACACGTTTCACGCCTGTTAGCCAGGTGCGAATAGTCACGTCTGAATTATTTTCAAATTAAATTCACTTTAAAATCAAAGAAATATTGTAATTACAACCAAATAAACAATATATCTTGTTTACAGGTATACAAGGTTTCTTGTATTCTCTTTCCATCGAAACGAAACATCGATGCGGCAGACAGGAACTACTCGCCGCGCCAGTCAGGACGACAGGCTGCTCATTAACAAAGCGAGGGACGACAGCAGAGATGCTTATCAAACCTCGTGACGGACTTCTACCGCCGCTTGCGGTAGACCAAAGAGAAGTTGGCTTTGGGATGTGGTGAAAATCTTGCTGTAGAGGCTGATGGTTGCAAATGCAGTCACAGTCCAGACAGAGATCGGCACTGTCCACCACATCACCAAAGCCAATCACCGGAGGTAACCATGATTCAGATAATCACCAAGCGTAAGAAAGATAACGCCAAGTCTCGTCGTTGCCGCCAACGTGGTGAGCACTACGCAGCATACAAGGCTGAGTGCGATGAAAGTCGTGCAATGGCAAGTCGTATTGAAGCAGCGTTCACAAAGCTCTCTGAGGGCTGCACATCGAGGGTATACAAAGCAACGATGCCTATTCAAGTTCGCAGCACAGAGCAGCCAAGCGCGGACAATATATGTTTGCCTGAAGTCGCTAAGTTTGCAGCAGGCTTCCGTAACGTTCGTGAAGATTGCTATCACGTTATTAAGGGGTGAGATATGACAGGCAAGCCTAACGCGGTACTGCTGACATCAATTAATAACAATGCGCACTCAGAAGAGAGCCTACGTAAGCAGAGAATAATGGTGGTTCGTGCCATTAATGCATGGTCGCCTGGCGGATATTGCCACGCAGAGAAAATGCACATCAAAGGCCACTGCGAAGAACAGAAAGCCTACTTCGATGAAGCGCTAATCCTGATTGATAAGCATCTTAAAAAGTTTAACCGCGGCAAAGAAGCCCACCACATAGTTAAGGGG